TGATTTTTTAGCTGTTTCATACTGATAGAGCACCAGTTAAAACGCCCGGTCAATCGCCGGGCGTTTTTGCGGGCGCTTTATCCCGATAAGAGAAACTACACTTACCAGATCAACAGAGAAGGAAAATATACCATGAACCCCTACTACACCAATACGCCGGGCGTGATTGTTTACCATAGGCCGCCTACCCCCGCCGAGATTAGATTTGGCTATGGCGCTACGCATTACGCCGAGATACCGGAAAACGTCGCACGCAAGGCCGACGGCACGATTAAAAAATGGTGTGTCGGCCCGTATGACGGCCTACGCTATTACCGCTAACAAACCCCGCCGCCGCTAATCCCGGCGGCGCTTTACCTTTAAGGCCCTAATCCGCCGCGCCTAACGCCCGGCGGCGACGGCCCGGTATTGCCAACAATCGCCCGGCTTTAACAAGCTGGAAAGGATAATTACGCCCTGAAAAAGCCATAACCTAAAACGCCATATAACGCCCGCTACGGCCGCCAATGCTGGCAAGGTAGGGTAGTACCGCTATGCTCGGCCTACGGCCGTACAGGCGCGTACGCGCCGCCCTATTGGATTAGGCAAGGCCCGCGACGGCCCGGCCCGGCGGTACGTGCTAAGTGAGAATGATTCTCATTTACAACGGTATTAACACAAAATTAACGAACAAGGCCGAGTTTGCAACAAAACCTCAATCCCATTTTGGAAACCCATCTAACGAAAAATTTTAGGAATCGAAAACATAAGGGGGACTATTGACATAGCACAGAATCAAGGTTTATCATTTCACACGCAACATAACTACAATCTACCAAGGAGCATCACCATGAACGACGTCGTAACTACTAGCATCACACCCATGACCAACACCGAGCGCCTTATCCGCTGGCGCGTCGAATACACCCGATTGACCGCGGACGTAGATAACTGGCTTCGAATTATCGGGCGCAACACTTTACCTGATGCAAAGGAGCATCACAAATGAAACGCTACCGACTTGTGCATGGCCAGCAGACCCGAAGCGCCCAGCGCTCCGACACCCGATTAGTTGAAGACCCCAACGGGGAGTGGGTTAGGTACCAAGATGTTCACCCCGACCAGCCCCAGACGCCGCCAGAGGTTTGGGTTAAACTTTACGAAAACACCCACGACCACGGAGCCTAACATGGACTTTGAACTTGATATTGACGCGCTTGGCGATGACTCGCTTCAAGACATCCCCACCGACGTATTGTTGACCTTGCTAGAAGGAATACTTGCCGAACTTGTAGCCCGTGTTGAGCGTTCAGAGAATAGGAAAAGCGTAAACTAATGACCAAGAAAGACCCGCCGGCACGTAAGCCACGAAAGAACCACCCATGGAAGGTATTTAACCCGCCGGCCACCAAGCAACAGAAACTTGAAGAAATCAACAAGGCAGAAAAGGTAGTGCCTTGGACTAACCGAATGGGAATAAAGAAATGAACATAGACACTCGCATTGAACAACTTGTAGCACTAGAAAAAGCCGGTTTCCCCGAAGCCGAGATTGCCAAAGCCGCCTTTGACATCCTGTACGACGTTGCCAAGTCCAAAGGCATAGCGGACGATAACACGCCGAAGTATCAGGCGGCGATGGAGTTTATCAAAGCGAACGCCGCGTGATTACCGTCGGCGTTGACCCCGGCTATTCTGGGGCCATTGTTGCGGCGCGCGACGGCAAAGTCTTTGCCATCCACGATATGCCATTGATGCAAGGCAAGGCCGGCAAGAACCTGTTGAACCTGTCCGCGATTAGCGACATATTCGTGAAGCTAATCCGCAACTGTGACGGCCAGCCAATCCGTGTCCACATCGAACGGGTCAGCGCTATGCCGGGTCAAGGCGTATCGTCGATGTTCCGCTTCGGCGAGGGCTACGGCGCAGTTCAGGGCATCGTCGCCGCCCACGGACTGCCCATCACGTTCATCGGCCCGCAAGAGTGGAAGAAGCCGCTGGGCCTTATCGGGGCGGACAAGGACTACGCCCGCACCCTTGCAATACAGACCTTCCCTGAACTATCATCGCAACTTGCTCGGAAAAAAGACATTGGCCGGGCAGATGCAATTTGGATTTGTTTACATACTGGAGCAAAATGAATACCGCAGAAAAAATTGATTCGTACCAAAACGTCCACGCCGAAATGATTGAGAAAGCCAAGAAGGGCGCTTCCAAGAACGGCGCGAAGAACAAGACTTACATTTACATGGCCGACGGCACGATTGAAACCATCATCGGCCTTGCAGAAAAACTTGGGGTTAGCCCCGAGGCCGCGCGCAACAGGGTCAAGACCAGACAAGCAAAGCGCATCCCCCTTACCATTACTAACTTAAAGGACATTAGCAAATGACTGACACCACTATACCCCCGGCGTTCGATATTGAAGACAAGAAGCAGATGGTCGGCTGGGAGCCGCGAAGCCGCGCGCGCTGGTCTGACATGGACGTTGCACTCGTCCGCGAACACTACGCCAAGATGTCTGCCGCCGACTTGGGCAAGATGATTAATCGAAGCCCCGTTGCCATCGCCAATCTGGCCAGCCGTCTGGGTCTGAAGAAGACCAAGGCCGAGCGCGGCGACACCATTTCCCACGGCCGTCTGCGCCTGAAGAAAGACAAAGCCGCATTGGTTGAGGCCATGAAAGAAGCCCGGCGGTTCTTGTTCGACCAAGACCACTTCTCGGCCATCCGCGTGCTGGAACTGGCGATTACGGCGTACGAATGAAACCTTACCCGTATCAAGAAGTCGGCGCGCGCTGGTTATCCAGCAAGAAGCGGGCGCTGTTGCTGGACGAGATGGGCTTGGGCAAAACACCGCAAGCCCTAATCGCGGCGGCCATGTGCAACGCCCGAACCATTGGCGTCATTTGCCCCGCCATCGCCCGAACCAACTGGCGCCGAGAGTTTGACCGCTGGGTCAACAGTAGCGCCGACTTTTTCGTCGAGTCGTATGACAAGGTCGTGTCCCGTGACGACGTCCGTAAAAAGATGATGAACCGCGATATCTTGATTATCGACGAGGGCCACTTCCTGAAGAACCGAACGGCCAAGCGAGTGACGGCTATTTACGGGCGTCATGCTTGCGGCGACGGCGTGATTGCGACCTGTAAGAAAGTCTGGGTGCTGACCGGCACCCCAGCCCCGAACGACGCGTCCGAGTTATGGACGCATTTCCGCGCCCTGTTTGGTGAGAATCTCAACTTTCGAGATTGGGTTAAGCGATACTGCCACTACAAGGAAACGCAGTTCGGGATTCAGATTATGGGCAACAACAAGGCCAACCTGCCGGAACTCAAGGCCAAGTTAAAAGCCGTATCGCTTCGCCGGGTGACTTCCGAAGTCATGGCCGAGTTGCCAGCGATTATATGGCAAGACGTCATTGTTGACGCCAAGACGGTCAAGGCCGAGAAAGAAAGCATCGAGGCGGAATCGTTACGCTTGTTGTTAGATTCCCTTGGCCCAGAGGGCGACGAACAGGCGGCTGAAGAATTAGCCCGGGCGGCGCCCCACATGGCCCAGATACGCCGACTGACGGGCCTTGCCAAAGCCCCGGCCGTTGCTGAGATGGTGGCCGAGGAACTGGACAACGGCGGAGCCAATAAGGTGCTGATTTTTGCACACCACCGGGACGTCATATCCGAGTTAAATAATCTCTTGACAAAGTATAATCCAGTAGTTATCGTAGGTAGCACGACAAACGACCAGCGGGTTAGCGCGATGGATGCGTTTCAGACTGACCCGAACTGTCGGGTGTTTGTTGGGCAGATTACGGCGTGTTCGACAGCCATTACGTTGACCGCCGCAAATCAAGTTGTGTTCGCTGAAGCAAGTTGGACGCCGGCGGAAAATATGCAAGCGGCCAAGCGCGCGCACCGCATTGGCCAGAAAGAAGTGGTAAAGGTAAAGATGGTTGGGCTGGCGGATTCGTTGGATGAAGCAGTCACCCGAGTATTAGCAAGAAAAGCACGAGCAGTTTCACAAATCCTAGAGGACTAACAATGAGAATACAATTTGAGTTTCAAGACGGAGATGCTAAAGCCATCTCTTTTTTCACCGCTTTGC